GGCTGGCAGCAGCCGAGCACCGAGGAGATGGACTTCGGCCACCGGTTCGAGGACATGGCCGTCCGCTGGTTCCAAGACCTGACCGACTTGGAAGTCGTCCACCGGCAGGCCAGCGTCGAACACCCGGACCACCCGTGGCGGCGGGCCACCGTCGACGGGTTCGTGCACGGCCTCATTCCCACGGGCGAAACCCTGAACGGTGCACCGATCTACGGCGACCGACTCGCCGGCGTCCTCGAGATCAAGTCCTTCAACGTGGTCGACGAGGGCGACGTGAAGGCCGACGTGCTCGCCCAGGTCCTCTGGCAGCTCCACGTCACCGGCCTGCCGACCGGCTGGGTGTTCGGCCTCGTTGGCCACGCCCCACAGATCCGCCAGGTCCACGCCGCCGACCATGCCGACAACATCGCCTGGCTCGCCGAACAGGCCGAACGGTTCTGGTTCGACCACGTCGTCGCCGGCATCCCGCCCGCACCGACCGCCGCTGACCTGCCGATGCTCGAAGGCATCCCAGCAGTTGAGGACACGACCGTCGAACTCGCCACCGAGGTCGCCGAATGGTGGGCCGAACGCACCGAACTGAAGGCCCGCATGAAGGCCGACGAGAAACGCACCGACCAGCTCGACGCCCTGATCCGTGAAGCGATCGGCACTGCGACGGTCGGCACGATCGCCGGGGTCCCGATCCTGACCGCCACGACCACGACGCGCGCCGGGCTCGACACCGACGCCGTGCGCGCTGCGTTCCCCGAGCTGGCCGCCTGCCGGTCGCTGCACACCAGCACCACGTTCCGCACGCTCCGCAACCCACCCAAACACCCACGGAGAACACGATGACCAGCACCCTGGCCGAGAAGGCCGACCGCACCCCCGCAACGACCGGCAACGGCAAGATGACCGCCGCCGAAACCATGGTCGAGGTGAAACGCAAACTCGATGTGTACAGCCCCGTGCTGCGCAACCTCCTCCCCGACGGCAACGTCGACCGGTTCAAAGGCACCGTCGCCAACGCGCTCCGGAAGAACCCGCAGCTGCTCGGCTGCACCGTCGACTCGATCCTCGGATCAGCGCTCCGCTCCGCACAACTCGGTCTCGAACCGAACGACTCCCGGAACCTGTGCCACTTCGTCCCCTACGGCGGGGTGTGCACCTGGCAGCTCGGCTACGGCGGCGTGATCGAACTGCTCCGCCGCGCCGTCCCAGGTGTCCGGGTCGAAGGCCGGGCCGTGTTCCCCAACGACCAGTTCGACATCTCCTTCGATGAAGGCACCGTCACCCACCGCCCCCACGTCGTCGCCAACCCCGGCGCCGGCCGTGGCGGTGACGCCTACTACTGGTACGTGCGGGTCACGTTCCCCGACGGCAACGCACACGTGCACGGCCTCGACCGTGAAGGCGTCGAGTACCACCGGTCCTTCTCCAAACAGAAGAACGGTGAGATGTGGGCCAAGTCCTACGACGCCGCCGCGTTGAAATCGACGGTGCTCGACATGCGCCGCTGGCTCCCCCAGTCCGTCGAGCTCGCCCTGGCCCTCGCTTCCGATGACCAGGTGATCGACATCGGTGAGGTCGCCCAAGCGGACCGGGACCCGTTCACCCCCGCGGCCGAGTTGCCGACAGCGTCGATCGACCCGGACGCCGAGATCACCGACGTCGCCGAAGCACCACTCGAGGTGGCGTGATGGCGACCGGATACACCCACCCCGTCGCTGAGGGCACGGTCACCGACTTCGCCACGTTCGCCCTGGACTGCGCCCGAGCGTTCGGGGCGCTCATCATGATGCGGGATCATCCGGTCGGCGCGCCGATCCCGGACGAGTTCACGCCGTCGACCTGGCACGCCGAATCCAAGGCCACCGCCGAAGCCCGGCTGGCAGAGCTGATGGCCCTTACCCCCGAGGAACGCGCCGGGCAGGCCGCCCAGGCCTACGTGCAGGCCGTCCAGGAATGGGAACGGTCCGAAGCAGAACGGCACGCCAAGCGGGCACGCTACGACGCCATGCTGGCCGCCGCCCGAGCGTGGCAGCCACCGACCCCCGAGCATGTCGAGCTGGGCAAGTTCATGGTCAACCAACTGGAAGAGTCCATCAAGTGGGACTGCGACGGCTGGGAACAGTTCGCCCCGGTCCTCGAATCCGCCGACGACTGGTTCTCCGAGCAGGTCCGCAAGGCGCGTCGCGACATCGAGTACCACGGCGAGCAGGACGCCGCCGAGGTCGAGCGGTGCCGGGCTCGCAGCGAGTGGGTGCGCGCCCTGCGTGCCTCGCTGCCCACCGAGCGGCGCATCTCCGGGGCTGCACGATGACCCGGTTCGTGTGCGGCGTCATCGTCGGCCTCGCCATCGCCTACGGCCTGATCATCCTCCTCGGCGGCGACCAAGACCTGGAGCTCGTGTGACCCGCCACCAGTTCGAAGTGATCGGGCTCCCCGCGCCCCAGGGCTCCAAGAGCGCCGTCACGATCGGGGGGGAGGCTCGCATCATCGAAGGCAAGACCGACGGCCAACGCGCCAAACACAAGGCGTGGCGCATCGCTGTCGCCCAGGCCGCCAAGGACCTCACCACCCACGAGGACCCGACCATCCGGGCCGAGCAGTTCACGGGCCCCACGTTGCTCTCGGTCACGTTCCTGATGCCGCGCCCGAAGTCCCGCACCAAGCGCCACCACGGGTGGCACGTCGTCGCTCCCGACCTTGACAAGCTCCTGCGCTCCACTCTCGACGGTCTCACCGATGGCGGCCTGCTCGCTGACGACAAGATCGTGTGCACGATCGCCGCAGCCAAGGCCGAGACCACCGGATGGACCGGGGCCATGGTCACCCTCGAAGAGATCCTGGAACCGTGGGAAGGGCGGCCACTGCGATGACCATCGTCGGCAACACCTACCTCGAACGCGGCGAACCCGTCGAAATCGTCCGTCAGTGGCGCACCGGGGCCATGCAGAACCTCACCATGCGCCTCCTCGACGGCAACGTGGCCCTCGGCAACGCCAAGACCAAGACCGGGCCGCGCAATGTGCTCATCCGTCGGTCCAACGGCGATCTCGTGGTCCGCCCGTTCCGAGGGCTGAGGAAGCCATGACCGTCTCCCGCCGTTACATCTCGCTCCGCTCCACCGAAGGCGACGGACCCGACGACCTCATCGACCGGCCCGACTGGCACCGAGAGGCCGCCTGTAGGGGCATGCGCGACTGGTTCTTCACCCCAGCCGCACGCAACGCACAAGCCCCCGCACGCCACGACACCGCAGCCAAGAAGACCGCCCGCATCGCCATCTGCCACACCTGCCCCCACCGGGCACCCTGCGCCCGCCAAGCCTTGGACGACGGCATGGGCGCATGGCTGTCGGTCCGGGCCGGCGTGTGGATCGGAGACAGCCGGGCACGCCGCCACCTCGAACTCATCGCCAAGGGCGGCGACCTGTACACCGACGCCTACCGGGAGGCCCTGGTATCGACCAACACACCCGGGAAGGCCGACAAGAAGGCGTCTGGTACCGGGCGGTGAGAGCATGAGCCGATACGAACAGTTCCTCGCCGGCAAACAACGCCGCCACGGCACCTACGGCCCCGACATCACCACCGACCACTGCCACGACGGACTCCACGACTGGCAAGCCCGCATCGTCACATGGGCCGTCAGAACCGGACGCTGCGCAGTGTTCGCCGACACGGGACTCGGCAAGACCCGAATGCAACTCGAATGGGCCCGGCTCGTCGCACCCCGCACCCTGATCCTGGCCCCGCTCTCGGTGGCACGCCAGACCGTCAGGGAAGCCCCCAAGGTCGGCGACGTCTGCACCTACGCACGACGCCAAGACGACGTCACCGGGCCAGGGACGTGGATCACGAACTACGAGATGGCCCACCACTTCGACCCGAACGAATGGGACGCCGTCGCACTTGATGAGTCGTCGATCCTGAAGAACTTCACCGGCTCCACCCGCAACGCCCTCATCCGCCAATGGCAAGACACCCGCTACCGGTCGAGCTGGTCAGCGACCCCCGCCCCGAACGACGTCACCGAACTCTGCAACCAGGCCGAGTTCGTCGGGGCGATGCCACGCAACGAGATGCTGGCCGCCTACTTTGTCCACGACGACGAAGGCTGGCGGTTGAAAGGCCACGCAAGGGAACCGATGTTCCGATGGATGTCGACGTGGGCGTCAACGGTCCGCAAACCGTCCGACATCGGAGGCGTAGACGACGACTACAACCTTCCGCCGTTGAACGTGTCGGCGTCTGTGATCGACTTCGACCACGAGCAGGAAGGCCAGATGTTCGCCACCGACCTCGGCGGCGTCGGCGGCCGGCACAAGGTTCGCAAAGAAACCCTGACTGTCAGGGCGGAACGGGCGGTGCAGCTCGCATCGCAACCGGGCCAATGGATCGTCTGGTGCGGACTCAACGACGAAGCGAACCTCGTCACCAAGGCCACCCCAGGCGCCGTCAACGTCGAAGGGTCGATGTCTCCCGAGGACAAGGCTGCAGCGTTCGAAGCGTTCCAGGACGGCACGATCCGGGTGCTTGTCACCAAGCCGTCGATCGCTGGCATGGGGATGAACTTTCAGCAGTGTCACCAGATGGTGTTCCTCGGGCTGTCTGACTCGTGGGAGTCCTACTACCAGTCGATCCGACGGTGCTGGCGGTTCGGTCAGACCTCACCGGTCGACGCCTTCATCGTCGTGTCACCGCTCGAGCGGCAGATCGTCGACAACGTGCGACGCAAAGAGCACCAGGTGGCCGGATGGGTCACACAACTCGCCAACTATACGAAGGAGACCTATGAGCACGCATTCCCCGCAGCCCTACGTTGAGGACATCGCCTCGGGCGAGGGATGGGTCGCCATGCTTGGCGACTCATGCGAACGGCTCGCCGAGATCGGCGACGAATCCGTCGACCTGTCGATCTACTCGCCGCCGTTCGCGAGCCTGTTCACCTACTCGCCGTCCGACCGGGACCTCGGCAACAATCGAGACCGCGGCGAGTTCTTCGAACACTACGGGTTCATCATCGACGAGATGCTGCGCCTCACGAAACCGGGACGGCTGTCCGTCGTTCACTGCCAGCAGCTCGCTACACAGAAAGGCCGGGACGGCGCGATCGGACTGTCCGACTTCCGGGGCGAGATCATCCGAGCCCATGTTGACGCCGGCTGGATCTTCCATGGTGAGGTCACGATCGACAAGGACCCCCAGGCCCAAGCGATCCGCACGAAGGCCACGAGCCTCATGTTCGTGACGCTCAACAAGGACTCGGCGATGTCTCGGCCGGCGATGGCCGACTACCTACTGATGTTCCGCAAGCCGGGCGAGAACCAGGTGGCGATCAAACCGGAATGCGACAACGAGACGTGGATCGAGTGGGCTCGCCCGTGCTGGTTTGGGATCAGGGAGTCGAACACCTTGAACACGGCTGTAGCCCGTGAGAACGAGGACGAACGCCACATCTGCCCGCTGCAGCTCGACCTGATCGAACGGGTGATCCGGCTGTGGTCCAACAAAGGTGAGACGGTCCTGACGCCGTTCCTCGGTATCGGTTCCGAAGCGGTTACGGCCGTCAAGCTCGGCCGGTTCGGGATCGGGTGCGAACTGAAACCCTCATATTGGCAGACGGCTGTGGCAAACCTTCGGTCTGCCGAATACGAGCGGTCCCTGCCGTCGCTGTTCGACTGAGCCGTCGATGCCGTGGGTCAAGTTTGATGACCAGTACCACCAGAGCCGCAAGCTCCGCCGCGCCGGCCGTGAGGCGATGTGGGTGCACTTCACCGTCACGGTGTTCTGTGCCCGCCACCTGACCGACGGCTACATCGACCCGGCCGACATCGAAGCGATCGCTTACGACGCCATGCTGCCCGACAAGCGGGTCAGGGAAGCGTTCTCGGCGCTTGAGGCTGTCGGGGCGTTGCACGTGCTCGGCGAGGGTTGGACGGTGCACGACTACGCCGAGTTCCAACCGTCCCGTGAGGTGGTCCTGGCACAGCGTGCCCGGTGGCGTCAGGCGAAGAAGTCGGGCCGTGATGCCCGCCGTTCCGGAGATAGTTCCACATGAGTGTCCACGGTGGACACTCATGTGGAATCCACGCGAGACTCCACCATGGAATCCGAGGCGGATTCCATGGTGGAGTCTCACTGCCCCGTTCCCGTTCCCGTTCCCGTTCCAAAAGACCCCCGCTCTATAACGGGTTTAACAGGGATATCCACAAGCTGTGGACAACGTGGCGACAGTCGGGACCGGCCGGCCACCGGTCGACCGTGAGGGCGGGGGAAATGTGAGCAAACCGATCGACTTCGCCGACATGCTCAACCACATTGCCGCCGCCCGAGGATGCCCCGAGCCCAACCAGGCACAGATCGGCGAGATGGAACGAGCCCTGCGCAACATCCGACCCGACGCCGTCCGCGCCGCCGTCGCAGACTGGCTCCGCACCGACACCCAGGCGATCAAACGGCTCCCGTACCCCGGTGAACTCCTCCCCGGCGCCCAGCAGCACGCACGGGTCCTCGCCCTCCAGGACGCCCGCCCACCCGCACCTGACGCCCTCCACCGCTGCCCCGACTGCGAAGACACCCGCTGGATCGACGCTGGCACCAGCGCGATGGGATACCCGACCGTCAGGCCCTGCCAGCGCTGCCTGCCAGCCACGTTCAGCCGCTGGCGACGAGGCCACCTCGACCCGAACCACCAGACCGCCGGATGCCAGGAATGCGACGCCGTCCGCACCGGCAAGGCCGTCTCATCCGCCATCGCCAGCGAAGTCGACCCCGACCCACAGCACTCGATCTGGAACCGCACCGCCCGCCGACAGGAGCCAGCAGCATGACCACCAGACGCCTACTCGTCTGCGACCGATGTGGCCGACAGACCGAGCAGCCAACCCTGCTCGGGTTCATCGGCCTCCAACCCAAAGGCTGGACCACCAGAGACCTCGGCCTCGGCCTCGAGGACCTGTGCACGCAATGCACGAACGCCGAAGAGCCACTGCCCGCCATCTTCGACGAGGTGACCAACTGGCTTGAACTGCCGCCCCTCGCCGAGTGGCAGAAGCGGCAGATCAGAACATGGATCGACAAGGAGCGCGCATGACCACCCACCGGGAGCAAGCCGTCAACGACGGCCGCCGCATCCTCGCCGACATCACCGGCATGCCCGACCGGATCGAACGCTGCCTCGCCGGCATCGACAGCCACGCACCCGACGGCTACCGACGCAAGGCCAGCGGCAACCTGCAACCCGACGAACCCGCACCCATCCCGCCATGCAAGGGCTGGCTCGAAGCCGCCAACGGCGAACGGGTGAAGTGCACCAACCTGCGACCGTGCCCCCACCACGACACCCCGAACGACTACCCGCTCAACCCCGTCGAGGCCGCAGCCGACGCCAGCGGGCCCACGACGAGCGCCAGGCGCACCGTCGAGCAGGCATGGCGCAATGCCCGCCTCGCTGTAGCCCACGCCCTCGTCGAGACCGTCAGGGCCGAACGGGCATGGCCCCTCGACCAGATCGCAGCACGGGAAGCCGAGAAGGCCAAAGCCAGGCTCGAGTGCAAACGCTGCGGGTCGATCGCCAACACCGTCATCCACGACGGGGTCGACACCGGTGAGCCCGTCCTGTACCGCCTCGCCGACGGCATCGACGCTCAGCTGTGTGAGCTGTGCCGGGCCGAGGCGTACCGATGCGAGATGCCCGACTGCACGGGCAAGGCCGAGACCAACCCGAACGGCCGGCCACGGATGCAGAGCCTCGGTGGTGGCGCGAGGATGCAGCTGTGCGCTGGGCACCGACACCAGATGCAGGCCGCGTCGTGATTGCCCTGGTTCCACTGGGTGGAGTACTGTGAAAGTCACGGTTCCGCCCTCGGCCATCCCGAGCACGGGACCGTTGTCGCGTCCGGGGTGAGCGCATGGGCCACAACTCCGACCGTCGAGTTCGCAAGCTTGCCCAGGTCGTCAAGGCCGAAGAGCCCACATGCGCACGTTGCGGCCAACCCATCGACCCGAGCCTCCACTGGCAAGACCCCATGGCGTTCACCATGGGACACATCATCCCGAAGAGCCAAGGCGGCAGAGACGAACGCCGCAACGTCAGGGCCGAGCACCGTCGATGCAACCTGAGAGCTGGCGACCGCACCACCCTCGTCACACCAAGCGAACCGTGGTGCGTGTGACGAGTAATCGTGGGATTACTTCGCTCACGCACCGTGGTTTTTAGGGGCGTGAAGGGGCCTGGAAGC